AATTACTTTTCTCTTATAATTTTACTTTTAAAGAAATGCAACCTATTTCACAATTACGACTTTTTTTCCAAAATTATGAACATATGCGTGATTTACATTCACCAAACAAATATGTTAATGAAATTTTTGAAGCATCTTATGATCTAGCGACTCAACAGTCAGTCGTTGATTTAATGTTTTTTGATTCTGGCTTGATGTCATCTACGGTTGTTAATCGTAATTTTTTATATTCTTCGGGTTTTGTCCAGAATTATGCTAATGGCACTTTAAATAATATTCATTTTGATGAAGATCACGGATGGTTAGTATGTGCACGTAAAATTTCAACATGGATGACTGGTGAAGATGCACGAATATATATTACTGATGGGTATTCAATAATAGCTGTTTTTTCTTCCATTTTTCGAAATAGTAGGTTACTGTTGAAGGATTTAGCACCTTTAGGTGTTACTTCATTGTGGACTTCTTTTGGAATATGTGTAGCTTCGATAATAGCTAAACCTGAATATACTATGCCATCATTATTTTTTGCAAAATTATATCTCCGTAGTTTTTTTGGAAAAGACTTAGCAGGTGTTGTGTTATCTTATTTGACTCGTACAATAAAACCATTTCATTTATCAATAGCAGAACTCACTGATTTGGAAAATGAATATACTTATAGAAACAGCACGATTTTGTATTGTCCCAAATTTAATGCATTTACAAAGAGTATGTATGATAAGATTTTATTGCGAAATTTATCATTGCAAGGAAAAACACATCAAATGCATGATACTGAAATGTATATTCCAGCTTTTAGTAATGGTGTTTTGTTTGAAAAAGAAAGTGATCCTTTAGACCCGTATTGGCGTGTAAAAAATGAAATTATAACAAAAACGAGTTTTGTTTTTGCTTCTCCTAGTTTGGACAAATTGAATAATTGTTGTCCTTATGTTACTCCTAATTTTCGTAGACAATATTATACTAATGATGGGTGTTATGGGAAAAGAATACGTATGACAGATAATCAATATAATGATAATTCCCATGAATATGAATTTTCCCTAAAAAAAAATAAAATGGTAGTAGATATTAAAGATGTCCAAATGATAGAAGATGAAGGTGTGTATTTACAGAGTTATTGTAATGAATGTAAGCAGGATCCGTGTAACTGTTATACGTTCTCTCAGGGTAGTCGTTGGTCTCGAAAAAGTAATAAAAAAGAAAATGTAGATGAAGAAAAAGATTTGTGGCAAGAACATCCAGATAGTAATACTTTGGAAGATTATATGTTTGACGAGGCTCTTTGTGAAGGATGTTATCGTGATATTCAAGATTGCTCTTGTACTAATTCTCTTAGTGGAGTAAAATGCATGTTTTGTGGTGTAGATTGTGGCAGCACATGTGGTCGTGCCGCGTGGAAAAATGGTAATCCCGGTGTTAGTATGGTGGGAACGGGTTTTGGTGGAACCACTTTAATAGGTTCTTATGTTAATCCGAAATCGATTGAGGATAAATTGAAATTGGCAAAAAATGTTGAGTTATTGGAACATACTGAGGGTATAGCCAAAATGCTACAGTTGTTCCAATTGTTCGTTCCAAATGAAGTTACTACTCATCCTTTATTTACTTTCACAACAACCTTACTAAGTGTAGCGTCAAGACATGCACAAAAATTAATGGTGTCTAGTTTTCATAGACGTTCGACCTTATATAGTCTTATTGAGCAAGGTCAGACTGATGCCGATTACATTGAAAAATATGGTGACCCGTGTGCGTATACCACTTCTGAAATTTTTAAAATGGCAACACGAGTAATGGTTGATGTTACATTGGAAATGTATGGTAAAAGTGGTTTGAGCAAATTTAATAATAATCGCTCAGTTATGAGTGCTTTATCAAGTTTTATCGAATCACCTGATCTTAATGGACTTTGTCCTTTATGTAAATCCACTACTAAATGTGATTGTAAAGTGCCAGAAACGATATTAGAAACAACCTCATTGATAAAAAATGAGGAAAAAAATAAAATTACAAATGTCTTAGTTAATAATAAAGTTACAGAAAAAACAAAGAATTTGGTAACTTGGTTTACTGGTAAAATAACTCCTGAAAAAAGAAAGGAAGTTGAAGATAATATTTCTTTGTTGACTATTAAAAATAAGGAAGTTAGTATTCTTCATCTTATTTATAAAAAACAAAGTACTCCTTTAAAATATGTTGGGAAACATGATGAAACCTTATTTTTTTGTGATGCTGGTGCAAAATATTTGATCAATTATTATTGCCCAACGGAAAATGAAGAGGCAAGTGCTTCTTTAACTTTAATGAAAACATGTACTGCAAATAGTACCACAGATTTGTTGGAAATAGTCAAAATAGAAGTTGATCCTGAAACTTATACGAATCAACAAGGTTTTAATTTTGATAGTGAAGAAGCGGTGTTAAAATTTGTTACAAATGCTGTGGCTTATACTAAATTTCCGGCTAAAATACAACGAACAACAACAAAAGTTAAGGAAAGAATCAAGCTCCGATATAATTCGATTACACAATCCAAAATGATTAAAGGTTTAACGGAAATGAGTTTTTTAAAAAAATTTAAGGATTTTCTTGCTGATTTGGCTTTAATTAAAAAACTTTCCGATATTGGTAGCAAGATTGCTGAGTTTTCAAGTAACCATTATTTGGCCTTACTCTTTTTTGGTATTATAAGTGGTGCTGTTGTTGGTTTTGGAATTCATTATCTTACTACTCCTCCGCCGGTTACACCAACATTAACATTACAAACTAATCGTGAAGGTATGAAAAGGTGGTCACGTAATAAGTATGTTAATTTTACGACAAAAAAATGTGATATAGCGTTGTTGCCTTTAACGATAACACATAAAAAAGCAACTCGTTATTTGGTTAAGGTTATCAAAGATAATAAAACGGAAATACACAAAGCAACAGATTTGGATGAATTTTTAGTTGATTATTTAGTAGCTAACCATGGTGCTGATTTGGAGCATAGTGATCGAATAGCAGTTGATGATGCGACTATGAATGAAATGGAGGATGAGTTTGATCGTATACAGCAAAGTAAAGCTTTGACGTCTCAAGAGAAAACAAATATGTTACAAGCACAAATGCGTTATTATGATGATATGGCTGAACGTTATGGAAATTCTGGTGAAGGGGGTAATTTCATGACTGGAATTGATTTCATGGATAAAAAAAAAGGAGTTCAAAATTTTGAAGCTACTATTAATGGTAATTTAATAGAAGAAGATGATATTGAAAAAGATATCGAAAAAGCACTCACTTATAAACGTTCTGATCCTTTCTCCCAAACTATTGAAATGAATTCCGGGCATCATCCATCTACATATGTTGAGATGGAATCAAAATCTGTTCATGAAAACCAATTGCATAGATTTATTCATTGTATTTATCCTGTAGAAACTGGTTCTTTAGGTCCAATTGGATATGCCACCCTGTTACAAGATGGTAATAATGTCAATTATTTTTTGGTTCCAATGCATGTTTGTACTGATCCTAAAGCTTATATTACTTTCACACGTAATAAAACGCAATTAAGATTATATTTTAATGATAAAAGTAATTATGCTTCAGATCCTAAGGTTAGTCTTACAAATTATTCAGGATCAAAAGCTAGTGAAGCTATCGTTATGTTTAGCTTTAAAACTATTCAAAATGCAGGGGGTATACCTTTTTCTGATGTTAAAACAGAAGGAGCCTATGCCTCCTATCCACGAATAGCTATTCCTGACATGGTTTCTAAATGTTTTATGACCACTTCCAATCACACAGGCTTGACTTACGATATTTCGACTGCGGGTGGTGATTGTGGTAAACCAGTCTTTGGGTTAACTGAAGATGGTAATTTTGAATTGATTGGTTTTCATTGTTTTGGAGGAAAAAAAACTAATTTTAATTCAGCTATGGGTGTTCTTGGATCACACTTTATTTCGATACCGAAAAATAATAATAAGGTTTTTCGTTTCTTGAACGCTACCAGCAGTATTTATCGACAACAAGCACACGAGATAAAAATACAGATGTTTCTACGAAACATTACGATCTTTCTAAATTCACTCAGTGGGTTATAGATCCTTTGTCGGTTTTCGCTTATGTCAATTATGTTAAGGATTTAAATCCGCATTCGAAAAGCCTTGTACCGTTTAAACAAGTTATAAAAAAGAGCTATAATTACCGGGCGTTCATATACGGAAGCGTATACTTTCCGGAAAAAATAAGCTCTTATCCCTTTCTTAATTTTAGTTGTACATATCCTAAGTTAACTCATATCCCATCTTTAACAAATTTTGGTTTTGGTAATTTTCATTTTTGGAAGTTACTCAAGCCTACTTACCATGATTACGCTAGTCCAAGATGTTTTTCCTTTTCTTATCATGACCAACGTACCCCAAATTTTACCTTTGATGTTTTTTCTTTATTATCTTTAACATGTAAAAATACTTCAGCAGGTTACAGTTATTATTTGCGAACAAAAAATAGAAATCATAATTTAATATTACATTTGCTAAGTAGAATTGTCCCGCGCAAATGTTTTACTGTAATCAAATATGCCGAGAAGAAGGAATTGCTCCCTAAGAAAAGTTATTTTAAAAAAAATAAAACTCGGTTGTTTGCTGTCGTTGATGCTCATATTGAATTAGCATTTAGAATTTTATTACAAAAAGCTATGGATGTTCTTTTGAAAAATAAAAAACGACCTTTCAAAATTGGTTTTTCAATTTTTCATCATGGAATACAAAAAATGTATTATTGGACAGGTTTTAAATTAATATCTTTAGATGGTTCATCTTTTGATTCTTCCTTGTCTATTTGGTTGATGTGTGGTGCCATGATGATGCTTTTACGTGATGCTAATTATACGCAATATGAACGAGCCATAGTTATGGCTTTTTTTATTGATTTTATAGTGCAACCCAGGATGTATAGAGGCTTGTTGTTTTCTCTTTTTTCTGGATTACCTTCTGGTTTTCTTTTAACTGCGCTACTAAATTGTTACATTGTTGAATTTATAATGGAATTTATATATTTGCCTTCACAAAAAATTATTCATTATTTATCTTCGGGTGATGACATAGCTATGCCTGAGGAAGACTCACAATTTTTTTGTGATTTTTCTAAATATTATGGTGTAGATTATGAAAAATCTAATTCATTAGTTTATTTGTCATTCACTCCTCGTCATACGAAATATGGCCCAATAGCGGAATACAAAGAGATAGGTAAATGTTTTTCAACATTAGCTTATTTAGAGGATACTTCAAACACTATCCAACTCACTAGTACTTTTGTATCTCTCTTTGTAATTTATTTTTACCATTTTTTCTTTCATCCCAATTCAAGAAATTATTTCCATTCATTCATGAATATTTATCGTACTAGAATGGGTATACATGCTTTTTCTCCCCAATTTTTATTGAGGCAAGCTATGATGAATTGGTTTGGTCCTTCTCGTCCTCAAGCTAATTTTTATGTTACTGGGAAAAGCAGAGATTTTGACACAATTTAATAATCGAAGAACAGGTACTTTGTTCTGTATATAACTTAAGGTACACTGAGGAGGGACCTTCCTTGTAAGTATTTTCTTAAGGTCCAATTTTTTTCTTTTTTTATTTTTTTAAAAAAGTTTTGCTGGTTTTCTTTTTTTCAAAAAAACTTGTTTTTTATTTCTTTTTTTGATAAAAAAGAGTTTGAATTATTTGAATTATTTTCTTTTTTTGAATTATAGTTCTTTACAAACTTTGGTTGGTTATCAGCCCTTTATGACTTTTAGAAAAGTCTTTTTTTAGTAGTTTTTTGGAAAAAAATTAGATCCTTCTTCGCGGGAGGTTAAAACGCGAACCATTTTATAGGTTAATATATAAAAAAGACTGGG